CACCAGTTGGCGCTATATGCGCGTCAGTGCATCATCAACATCAGCAGCATCTACGGAGTATTAGGCAGTGACCCGTCCCTCTACGAAGGCACCGAAGTCGAGCCCACGCCCGCGTGGTATGCGGCGAGTAAAGGAGCAATGGTCGCTCTTACCAAATGGCAATCGACAAATCTCGCTCCGGTGCGGAGTAACTGTATCTGTCCCGGCGGAATTTTCAGGGGCCATTCAGATAACTTCAACAGAAGGTACGCAGCGAAAGTCCCTCTTGGACGTATGGCTACCGAAGATGACATTGTAGGCCCGGTGCTGTTTCTATGCAGTGACGCGGCGCGGTACATCACGGGCCAAGTGTTGATGGTCGATGGGGGATATTCGGCATGGTAGAAATCGCAATCATTGGCAACGGCAGTCATGGCCGGATGCTCAAGGCCATATTAAAAGATCAGGCAGACTTCTTTATGCCTGATGATTTGCCAGATAAAATGTTTATCTGCATTGGAATTGGCAATGTTCCAGAGATTGGCAAAAGTGATCTAAAAACGCGCCGGAAGTTATTTGAAAGATATGACGGCAGATTGGTTGGCGTTTGCCATCCAACTGCGGTTGTTTTGGGTGAAGTTGATTCAACCTGCCAAGTCATGCCGACGGCGGTAATCAATCCAAATGCCAGGGTCATGCACAATACGATTATTAATACCGGCGCTATTGTTGAGCATGACTGCGTTATTGGCCCACATTGCCACATTGCTCCTGGGGCAACGGTTCTTGGCGGCGTGATTATTGGTGAAGAAACTCATGTCGGTGCCAACAGCGTTATTCTCCCCGGCAAGAAGATTGGTAACGGCTGCATTATCGGCGCTTGTGCGGTTGTCACAGACAACATGGAAGATGGAGAGACTTGGATTGGGAACGAGTTATATGACTGACTTTAATGGCGTAACCGTTGTCAGCAACTCCCGCGCCGAAGACGGGCCGTTGGAATCCGTAATCAAGGCGATGCCAGGATGCTCCGTAACGCGCTTTAATTCGGATGGCATGTCTCCAGCCGTTGCCGTCGCCCAGGCGGTTATCTTCTTTACCGTTGCGTTCAAATCTCAAGACGCAAAACTCGTAGTTCTATTGGGGGACAGGTACGAGATGCTTTCGGCTGGTCTGGCGGCTATGTTCTTGGGCATCCCGATTGCTCACCTTGGCGGAGGGGAAACCACCCTCGGGGCGTTTGATGACTCCATGCGTAACAGCATCAGTCACATGGCGGCACTTCATCTTGTGGCTACAGATGAATTTGCCATGAAGCTGGTGAACATGGGTATTCACCCATACACCATTAAAGTCACTGGCGCTTCTGGCTTGGATAACATTGAGGGCAATAGCGCAAAGCGCGACAAGAACGAGATACTGGTTACCTACCACCCAGAGACACGTTCGCCCGATTACGGCATATCCCAATGTGAACGTATGCTTCTAGCCTTGGATAAATACTACAAGGATGGGTACGACATCCTTTTCTGCGGCGTTAACAACGACCCAGGCTCGGACGAGATTAAAGAACTGATTAAGATTTATTGCGAAGATCGTTCATGCGCCAAGATTGTCACCAGCATGAGCCATCGTGAATATGTCGAGAAGATGCAGCACGCTGCCCTGGTTGTTGGCAACTCTTCGGCTGGCGTTATTGAGGCACCCTGGGTTGGCGTCCCGACAATTAACATTGGCGACCGGCAAAAGGGCCGTCCGATGGCTCGATCTGTTTATTCGTCAATGAACCACATTGAGGAAGCCCTAGAACACAAACACCCGTGGAAGCCATTTTATCGCGGCGGAGCGTCAGAGAAGATTGCTGCTGCAATTAAAGAACGGCTTAACGATGAAAGATAGGCTTACTCAGCTAAACGCCAGAGTTCCCTTGGACTTAATTGACGAATTAGAGAAATTTTGTGATAATGCTTGTATGCACAAGAAGGAAGTAGTTGAGCTTGCGATCCGACGTTTTTTAACTGTTGAGAAAGAAAAAGTTAAAAATGTTTCTAATCCCAACAATTCATATTAACGACGCGATTCCAGACGGCCTTCTTGTTGGCTACAACACGGTTGGGAATGTTGTCTGCTGCATTGAGTTCTATCCAAATTACGAGTTCTTGTTTGGAGACGAAGATGACCACGACACAGTTTCAGAATGGAATGTTTGCAAAGCTCACGCACGCCGGATTGCGATGATCGTCTCTTGGAGACACAACAATTACATTTGTCATGGAAGCACGTAATTCAGCGTACATTCCCCTGCACGCTGAAGCGACCGAGAAGGTGCTGGTCCCCACCGTCCTGCTTCTCGGTCGCACCCTTTAGGAAAGCAAGATGCTGAATATTCCGCCCGACGTTGAACGAGACGCTATATTTGTAAAAGTCTACTTACAGACAGGCGACGGTTTAGATGCGTGTAAACGGGCTGGCTTCATCATTAACGGTTACGACGACCGCACGGTTGCGGAATATCTGCTAGACCGCTGCGATATTCAAGAAGCCATTAAGGTTGCAAAAGAGTCCAAGGCCAGGAAGCCAGCGTCTGTAGACATTACGCGGGAAAGCATCATCTCTGATCTAGATGCAATCCATCAATCAGCCATGATTGACAAGGACTACACGCCAGCCATTGCGGCCAAGAAGCTGCAAGCGCAGCTTATGGGCGTGCTGCAGGAAACTGTTCAAGTCACGCACAAGATGGATGTGACGCGCATGACTGACGATCAGTTGATGAAATTGATTGCTTTGAAGTCAAAACAAGAAGACTTGAACATGATTGACGTAACCCCGACTGGATTGAGTCAGATTAGTGGCCCTGCAAGACCCAACACTTGATGAAGCTGCGGCGGAGGTAATGCGCCGCCGTCAGGCGCGTGAAAACTTCTCAGACTTTATGACGTACATGCACGGCAAGCCCCCGCCGCGTCATATGGAATTTCTGTGTAATAAGCTGCAAGACAAGATGACCCGAAAGGGTGACCGTCTGCTGGTGTGCTTTCCACCGGGCCACGGCAAAAGCACGGTGTCGTCGCTGTATTACCCAGCGTTCTATTTATCAAGAAACCCGACGCACAACATCATCACCGTCAGCCACACCGAATCGTTCGCGGAACAGTGGGGCCGTAAAGTCCGTAACGTCATGTTGTCGGATGAATACAAAATGCTGTTTCCAGAGATTGAAGTATCCGACGACAGCCGCTCTGCTGGCCGGTGGGACTTAAAGCAAGGCGGTTCGTATTACGCGACGGGCGTTGGCGGCACCGTAACTGGACGCCGTGCCGATATGGTGATCTGCGACGATTTGCTCAAAGGCGTCGATGACGCTGAGTCTCAGCTTGTCCGAGACAATATGTGGGATTGGTGGGGTTCTGACTTATCGACCCGTTTGAAGCCCAGCGGCGTGATGGTGATTATCGGTACGCGCTGGCATCTGGACGACATCATTGGCCGGGTCATGGCTGCTGAGAAGCAGAAGGGCGGCGACAAGTGGGACAAGGTTATTCTGCCAGCCTTGGCTAAGGAGAAAGACCCGCTAGGCCGTAAGGCCGGGGAAGCCCTCTGGCCGGAGTGGGAAAGCGAAGTAGCCCTGGCCCGTAGACGGGCACAGCCGTCGATGACGGCGCGGCAGTGGGAAAGCCTGTACCAGCAAAGCCCGGTCCTTGAGTCGGGCAACGTCATCAAGCGCGACTGGATCAAGATTTGGAACCAGCGCGAACCGCCTAAGTGCGAGTTCATTCTTCAAAGCTGGGACACGGCTATTACGTCCAAGAACAAAAGCGCGTTTTCGGTTTGTCTGACATTTGGCATATTTACAGAAGACAAAACAGATTTGCCGTCGATTATCTTGCTGTCTCGCTGGCGCGGGCGGGTGGATTACCCTGACTTGCGTAAGATGGCCCAACGGCTGGCGACCCATTATTTGGACGACAACCGGGAAGTCCCAAGGATGGGTAACCAACGCAAGCCGCCTGACATGATCCTGATTGAAGCCAAGGCGACGGGTGAGCCTTTGATTGCTGACCTGAACCGGGCGGGTATTGCGGCGACCCGGTTCAATCCAAACAAGCATGGCGACAAGAACGCCCGTCTTTTGCTGACAACAGACATATTTGAGAATGGCCGGTTCTACGTCCCCGGTCAGCCACCAAATTACACACTTCCGAGGCGATGGGCCGAAGAGTATGTAAATTCTCTGATGTCGTTCCCGGCTTCAGATTCCCGAGATGACGCCGACGCGACCAGCCAAGCTATCATTCGGATGAAGACCAGCGGCTGGATTAAGAATAGTCTTGATGCTATGGAAGAAGAGCCGTTCCGAGTAACGGAACGTGCAAATGGGGCACTTTACGGTTAGAATACCCCTCCTCTTGTATTTTTAGGCAAGTCTGCATGGCCATAGATCGAGCGACAGCTTCTATACTTGGCTTGAATGATATTACCGGCGGTGACGCTGGTGGCGAAGATGTGGCTGTTCCTGAAGACGATTTGACGTTTGCCGATGGCGCGTCGATCACTCCCGACGAAGATGGCGGTGAGACTATCGACTTTGCGCCGGAAGATGGCGAAGAAGGGCCTGTCGCGCATGATGACAATCTTGCTGAGTATATGGAGGACAGCGACCTTCAATCTCTAGCCAACGATATTCTTGATTACGTCGATGAAGACCGCAAATCCCGTTCTGATTGGGAAAGTATGCTGTCTCAAGGTCTGACGTATCTCGGCCTAAAGATTGAGGATCGGTCTATCCCGTTCAGCGGCGCGGCTGGCGTGTTTGACCCCATTTTGCTGGAAGCGGTAATCCGCTGGCACGCGACTGCCAGCGCAGAACTGATGCCAGCCAGCGGCCCGGTTAAGACCCAGATCATTGGCCAGCCGACGCCGGAAACGGAAGCCCAGGCTTCCCGCGTTAAAGAGTTCATGAACTACTACTTGATGGAAGGTGCGCCCGAGTGGGTTGAGCAGAACGACCAAATGCTGTTCTGGCTCCCCCTGGTTGGCTGCACGTTCAAGAAGACCTACCAAGACCCGATCCTAAACCGGGTGGTCAGTCCCTTTATTCTACCACAGGACTTCGTTGTTTCGTTTAGCACCGACGACCTAGAAACATGCCCCAGGGCCACGCACATCATCAATATGTCCCCCAAGGACATGAAGATGCGCCAAATCAGCGGTTTCTACCGCGATGTGGAGCTAAAAGAGCCTGACTACCTGGACGACAAAAACTCGCCCTTGGACGACAAGTCTACCTATACCCAGGGGCTGACCAAACCGACCGATTCCGACGAAGCGCCTTACGAGGTCTACGAGTGCCACATTGACCTGGATTTGGTGGGCTTTGAGCATAAAGACGCCGAAGGCGATGAGGACGAAGAAGAGCCTACAGAAACCGGCTTGCCGCTGCCTTACATCGTCACGGTTGAGACTGGCTCCAAGAAGGTTCTGTCGATCCGCCGGAACTGGAAAGAAGAAGACCAGACTTACTCCAAGATTCAGTATTTTACACACTTTAAGTTTGTCCCCGGTTTGGGGTTCTATGGCATTGGCTATGCCCATATCCTGGGTAATACGGCCAAGGGCGCGACTTCTCTGCAAAGACAGATGATTGACGCCGCCACCCTGGAGATGTTCCCAGGGGGCTTAAAAGTGAAGGGTATGCGGGGTGACGATAACAACGTCATGATCGGCCCCTGCGAGTTCCGCGAACTAGATACCGGCGGTATGCCGATCCAACAGGCCATTATGACGATGCCCTATAAAGGGCCGTCGCCTGTGTCGATGGAGCTTTGGAAGGCTACCCGTGAGAATGGGGAACGCCTGGGCGGCATGACTGAG